TGGTTCATACGATATTACTTTTACTTATCAAAGTTCTTCTTCGCAACTAAGGTGGTTGAAGAGTGTTAGTAGTGGTGATATTTTAGAAATAGACAATGTATCAGTAAAAGAAGTTTCAGTAGGCGAAATAAATGGTGCAACTTGGTCGCCTAGACAAGCTACTATACCTCAACTTGGTTTGATGGATTGGAGTAAGCCAACGATAGGTTCAGATGTAGTTACTCTAGTATCAGACCCTAACGACCCATCTAAAGATGTCTTAGATAATACTGTTCGACTTAGAGAACATAGTTTAAATTTAGATGGAATTGGTTATGCTGAGGTAGATTCTGATAGTAGTTTAGATATTGCTAATTATTCTATTGATGGTTGGGTTTATAGCACAAATAATTCAAGTGGTTGGGAGGCTATCCTTACTAAACTAACGCAAGATAATTTTGAGGTATATATTAGAAATTCTCAGCTTAGATACTTTAATAGTACAGATTCAGAAAAACTATTGTCTGCTATTACACTTAATGCTTGGACTTACTTTTGTATAACTGAGAGTAGTGGTACTTTAAAGTGTTACATTAATGATGATTCAACTCCAAAATCATCACAAACAGTAACTCAAAAATTTGCTAATACAGGAAGTGTGTATATTGGTTCACATCAATCAGGCGATTATTCAAATGCTCTTATAGATGATATTAGAGTGTATAATAGAGTTTTATCAGCAGATGAAGTTCTACAAAACTACAAAGCAGGATTAAACCAACATAAACCAGGAAGTTCATTTAGCGATGATTTCTCATCAGATTACGGATTATAAAATAAATAAAAATGGCAAAAAGAGATTATAAAAGTTCAACTTTAAGAAACGGATATAAATCCTTAGTAGGAACAAACAGAGATACTAAAGTTTCTGTAGCTTCTAGTGATAAACGAACTAGAGCTGAGTTGCTTGACTCAATAGAGGATTTGTTTCAAGGTGGAGCAGGTTCAATTAGTGCAGAGGATTTAAGAGCTATATTAACTATGATAGTATTATCAACTAAAAACTCTAGCGATGACAGGTAATTACAACTTATACTTTAGTATTACTAAAGAAGATTTTAAGAAATCTATACCTGATAATTTATTAGGTAAATATTCAATTAAGTCTTTTGATGAAGAACTTGGCGATATGATAAGAATACCTGAGTCTTGGGAAGAAGCTGAAGAGTCAGGAGCTTTTTGTTGGGTACGAAAGAGTCTTAATTGGGATAAGCCAGGCGTAGCTAACTCTGAAAAGGTTGCTATAATTAAAGGTGAGTTTTCTCTATTAAAAGGAGAACTTTCAGCTTTAATCGCTATGGGTGAGGGAAAAGAATTTCCGTATAACTCTGTAATGACAAAGCAAGAAGCTAAAGAATTAGTACAAACAAATCTATTTTTAGATGCTAAAAGCGTATCTTAATAGGCTTGATGAAGGAGTAGACCAAACTCTAGGTCATTTCACTTTGTGGAATGGCTTAGATAAGGTTTTTGAGTGCGTTACTTTAGAGTTGCCTTATGAACATAATATGACTAATATTAGTTGTGTTCCTAAAGGTGTTTATAAAGTTTTGCCAAGAACTTCGGATAAATACAAAAAACATTTTATATTAGATGATGTTCCCAATAGAAGATACATACTTATTCACCACGGAAACTATAACACCGACACAAGAGGGTGCATTTTGCTTGGCTCTAGGTTTGCACAAATCAATGGGGACTCTTTGTTGGATATTACAGCATCACGAAGGACTATCAATGATTTATTGGAAATCACCAACGGAGAAGGATTTAAACTAACTATATCTTAATTTATTATATGCCGAGGCTGCCTAAACCAAGAAGAACTAGACCTAAGAATGAATCTTGGGGTGGTGATACTTCGTTTTATCGTAAAGCACCTTGGCGAAAGATGCGAGCATATATTTTGTCGTTAAATCCATTATGCGTACATTGTACCGATAAAGGGGAAGTTACTCTAGCAGATGTAGTAGACCACATTAAACCTATTAAGATGGGTGGTGAACCATTAAAGGAATCTAACTTACAAGGGCTTTGTCACAAGTGCCACAATAGAAAAACATACTATGAAAATAACCCCAACGCTAAGATTCAGGAGTAATTATGAAAAAGTTGTATGTGAACAGCTTGATGAACAAGATATACCTTTTCAGTACGAAAGTATCAACTTATATTATGAAGTTTCAGAGCAACGTAAATATACTCCTGATGTTATTTTACCGAATGGTATTATATTGGAATTAAAGGGTAGGTTCACATCTAACGACAGGAAAAAGATGTTATTAGTAATATCTCAACATCCTGACAAAGATATTAGGATGGTTTTTCAAAGGCACACAAATAAGTTATTTAAAGGAAGTAAAACGACCTACTCTGAATGGTGTGATAAACACAACATCAAGTGGGCAGATAAAACAATACCAAAGGAATGGATAAAGGAAACAAAAAAACACCCGAAGAAGTAGCTGAAGATGTATTCGGTGATTGGATTCAAGACTTAACCGACCAAGACCAACCCGAAGCGTGTAGCATAGATGATGAAGATTGCGAGGCTTGTGGTAGCTAAAAAAAGAGAGGACTAATTGTCCTCTTTTTTAGTTGTATTCCATTCGTATCGAAACGGCTTACTTTCTTCTAGCTCGATTAACTTCTGTAGGTACACGCAAAAATCCATCGCTTCTTCTTGAGCGTGTTTAAGCCACTCTAATCGACTTAAATCTTTTCGCTCCATCGTAGTACCATATTTCTCTTTACCTATCTCAGAACGCTTTAGAATCTTAAAACAAACTTGTTCTTCTATACTGCTCATCTCTCTTTGATTATCTCGTAAAATACTGGGTCAATAGCTTTAATCTTCTCTTGGATAACACCCCAAGCTTCCTTTACCGAATTATCATCGCCTATATCTTTTCGACTACCTGTACCTGAATTAGCTACATTAGATGCGTTCTCTTTTAACAACTTATCTATCTTAGTTCTGATAGATTTATTGTCATAATACTTTGGTGTTAGTTTTTTCATATCTATTTAGTTTTAGTTCAAGAACAAATATAAACAAAAAAAAGAGAGAATCCAAAAGACCCTCTCTATTTAACCTAAACCTAAAACAAAGCTATGAATACATCACAACAATAATCAAATATACAAAACTTTTCCTTTACTATAATCTAAAAAAGTAATATACTTATAAACAAAACTCTTTCGACCAAAATCAGTAGATTCAGGCATCGTTCTCCAAAACCAATTATCTACCTTTGTTTTATTCAAATTAAATACTAATACACTATCGCAATTAAAGAAATTAATATACAACCCTTGAGCTGCCTTTTCATTCTTAGTTCTCCTTAATATCCTTTCGTACTTGTGCATCTCTAATAGCAACCCCTCACTATATTTTTTCTTAGCAAAATCTAAACTAAAATTGCGTTGCTTCATTTCGCAATAGAACTTTCTATTATCCCACTCATAAGTAAAATCCCAAAAATCGTACTTTCCCTCAGAAGGGACACAATCAATTTTATACTTACTAGCAAATTGGTCTAACAAGTTTAATTCTTTTTCAGTCATAGTATTGATAATTGTACATTAGGTTTATAACTCGAATCATATCTTTTGTTTTTACCTTTTGGATATGGTTTACTTGTGAATTTAGAATATTTATGAAATATTTTTTTTTGAGTTTTATTTCCTAAAAAATATATATACCTGTGTTTTGCAGGTCTTTCTACTTGATATAATTTATCTCCATATTTTTCTTTTAATTTTTGTATTCTATTTTTTGTAAATGCAAATTCATCCATTAATGTCCTAGAATGTTTGTTTTCAAAACCTTTTAATTTCCAATCTTTTTGAGTATGACTTTCTCCTGTATATATAAAATTACACGCTTGATATATATATCCATTATGACCTATAGACTTATCTGCATAAGATACAATTATTAAAGGTTTTGGTAGCATATTTAAACATTTAGAAACAAAAAAAGAGTTTGAGTTTTTAGGTAGATTATCATTTGTACACAATCTATTTAATTCATAAACTAAGTGCATATACTTTTCTCCACATATAGATTTCTTCATTTGCATAGGTACTGCGTTTCCAAAAGTACAAACCCCTACTAATAATTTATTTTTAAACAAACCAAATGAATAAGAAATACTTGGTAACCTTTTTAAATAATGTTTTTTTAATAACCATTCTTTATAATCATCTCTGTTTATACTATAAACCTCAAATTCAGTCATTTTTATTAAGTTTGGTTTAAATCCTTGTAGTAAGCTTCAGCTATATTTAACTCTTGCTTTAACTCTATAACAGCATTAGCCATCTCTAATTCATTCGCTTGAGCTAACAACTTTTCTCGCTTATATTGCAACATCATAAAATAAACCCAAGTAAATGCTTGACTACTTTCCTCAAGTACCTCTAATCGCTTCTTCATTTTCTCTGCTTGAGGGTGGTTAGAATAGCTCACATACTGGTCACGCATCTTAGATAACTCTGTTTGATGTGCTATAAACTTATCCATACTAGACATTTCGTCTAGGTTAGGGTCGCAATCTCTTAATAATTGGATTGACTTCATTGTAATTTCATCAGGCATAATTAAAATACATTACTAGGTTTAACTCTATTATCGGCAACTTGAATCGGGTCTACTAGACTACCATTCTCGTTAAGGTATTGAAATCTTCTCTTTTGGTAAGAGTAGAATAGACAAATCGGGTCAGGCTCAGGTGTTGGTACACCGACTAACTTCTGAAACTTAATCTTCTGAACGTGTATCTCAGTAACATTCCACTTTTCACTTTGAGGGTTACGATGAAACACAATAAAGTTGTCTGCTCTATTACCGAACATAGCCCCGTACTCTACATCAGACATATTCGGAGCAGGTCGAGTACCATCATCGTTTCGCCTTCTGTTAGCTGCTGTACCAGGATGCACAACAAGATAGAACGATACTTTATGTTTTTTAATAAATCTCCTTATGTTACTTAAAGCATCATAATAATAATCATACTTAGATTGCTTCTCTGCTGCTCTTAAATCATTAAGAGGGTCTAAAGATACACCATCTATCTGAACCACTTGCATATACTCTTCAAACGCCCCTAAGACATCTTCTACAGTTGGTGTTTCATCAAACGTAAGTACATTAAAGTGTTCATAAGCCCAATCTATCGCTCTAAGATATTCCGTTTGGTCGATTCTATCTGAGAAGTCTTTATCGGCTGTCTTACCACAATACATCTCAGCTATATCTATCATTAAATCACCTACAGGTTCGTTCTCAGGGCAATACATAAGCCACTTCCAACCATATAACTTGGCTGACATTATCATAAGAAATAATTGAGAAGTTGTTTTACCTATATTAGCAAAACCAGTCATTATAGTAAGTTCACCTTTACGAAAGGTGTAGTGAGGGTCTAACGGAGATATTCCCGTTGTTTGACCTTTGGTGTACCCTTTAGTGTAAATCTTCTTACAATAGTCGTTTACCTCTTGTTTTGAGGTTACTCTATACTTAGCCATACCTCCTTAACTTTTCATTGCGTTAAGCTGACCTCCTAAGTAATCCGAATCAGGCTTATTAGTTTTATTCCTAGAAATCCATCCCGAAGCCGACATCTTCCAATTTTTCATCTTCGTTTTACCTACTTTCCAACCTTTAGATTCGTAGAAATAGTAAAACTTTTCACCTTCATTCTTGTTGCTACCTTTCTCTTTGAAGTAGTCTATTGCCTCGGTGATGGTTCTAGGCTTACCTGGAGAGGCGTTATCTTTATCCTCTTGAGTATCTTCGATAAGCTCTAATTGTGGCTTAATATCATCTACCCAAGTAATATTGTTTTTAGTTAGTACAGATAGTATAGATTTATGGACTCTGTTGTTTACATTTAACTTTCCTCCGTACTGAAACGAAATGAATCCAGTTAAATACCATCTACCATTCTCTAACTCAACTATACGAACCTTATCTAAATTACACGATTCTAGGAAATCTGTAACATTCATTTTTTCGCCTACAATAAGTTCGAATATTCTCTTATTAGGCTTGAATATACCTGCGTGGTCACAATTATCACAAATGTATATCCAAAATAATTTATATGAATTTGATAATTCTAAGAACCAATCTTCGTTCCACTTAGCTGTATCAGTAAATCTCTTTGCCATTGTCATATCAATATTTTAGGTTAGGTTAATAAAAAGAAAGGCTCTTAGGTTTTGTATCGAAGTATTACGGGCAGTAGCTAAGATTATTAAAGGTTTAACTGCTAGTCACCTTTTGCCTTTAAATTTATTTAGAACGGCAAATCACTTGCCTTGTGGAAACCATCATCAGATGTATTAGCTGAAGCTGTTTCAACAGTTTGCTTTTCACTCGAAGTAGTAAAAATCTTCCACGCTTGTAAATCAGTATAGTACTTTCCGTTGTACTCTCTTGACTCTACATTAAAGCTAACATCAACATCTTGACCGACCTTGTTAAACTTTAATAAGTTGTCTACTTTTTCTTCTCCGAATACAGTAAAGTAAACACTCTTAGGATATTCTCCTTTAGTTTCTACTACAAATCCACACTTTTTCCAAGTGTTACCTGTACTCTTTGCTGTTCCTGTTTGTACTTCACTAATTGTTGTGATAGTACCATTTAATTCTAAGTTACTCATAATTCTCGTGTTTGGTTATTATACTCTTCAACTATGTTATAAACAAATTTAGCAAATTTTTTGTTATTAAACATCTCATTTACAATTATTTCTTTTAAAATATCTCCTTCTGTTTTAACATTAGCTCTACTAATATAGTTATCACTATCATCAGGAAACTCACAAGAGATAACAATATACTCATCGCATCGCTCTGCTATCTCATCGTGTGCTACATCTATTCTATCTATTTTCATACGACTCATTAGTTTTAATTAGTTCGTAAAGTAAATCGACTTGTTTAGCTGGAATCATCTCTGAAAATATTATATTACTAATATTTGTGCGAAGAGCCTCTTTCTTATTAACTGCTTCAGCTCCTAAGATAACTCTATTCATAGCAGCGAAATCTCCATCTACATCAACCATATTTAAAAATGTAGCCTTAGAGTGTACTACGTTAGAATGGTCACAATTAGTTAAACCACCTATCTGAGCTAAAGTTAATCCTCTGTCTAAAGATAACATATATCTAATAGAGTGCTTGGCGTTCATTCTAAGCCTTTCTCTGTTCTTATCAAATACAGTATTAGGGTCTACTCCCCAAAAATCACAACAAACTTTCTTAGCGTTGTTTAATTTCTTTTTAGCAAAAACGCTTCTAGTAATTTCTCTCATAGTTCTTCGTGTATTACGTGATTATTGGCTTCTACAACCGACTCACAATATTTCTTTTTAGTTTCTAATAATTCAATATACTCTTGCCTACCTTGGTCGATGAAATTCTCTGAACATCGGAATATACCTATCTGATGTGGAGCGTTAGATTCGATTACAATAAATACAAACTCTTTTGCGTTAAAGCCATCAAGATAAAATGCTGCTTGGCGATGATAAGCGTACTTATAAGCACTCTTCTTAAAATCTACTACATCTTTACCAGTAGTCTTAATATCGACTAGCATATCACCTCCATCAATAACTATATCTGCTTTACCTTTACACTTACTCATTGTATTAAAGTCTATCCAAGTCTTAGGAACTTCTGTTTCGCAATTATCTAGTATCGCTTTAACTTCAGGACAATCGTTTAACTTTCTCTTTAACTTTAAAGCTAACTCGTATTGTTCTATTGTCATAAGGTACTTTCTACCTTCCTTGCAATCTAAATCTAAACGATTCTTCCACTCCTTATTAATCTTTGATGTCATACCCTTTTCCTTTTCAGGTCTATCTTCAGGATTAAACACAACAAAATTCTCAGAGTATTTCTCAGGCTCTAATATTAAAGTGTGTACTAAAGCACCGAACCTTAAAGCTGGACTATCTATCTTACCTCCGTTACGCATCTTCCAATAAAAAGATGGAGAACGCTTTACATAACCTAACTGAGAATTGGTAGTGTACTCCCAATCTCCGTAGTATTCGCTATCATCTTTAAAATTCTTCATCCTTTCCTATGTCTTTTAAATCTATTTTAACTATCGACTTTATAGCGAAACTTAAACATTTTAAAGCTATCGCTGCTATATGAAGCCAATATAAAAACCATATAAATCCTGGTGTGTTAGCATTAGATAAAATCCAATACATTATAATCTCCATCATATCTTATTAAAGTTTTTAAGTTCTTCTATTACATCATCGATTACCATCTGTCTACCTTTATAGTTGCCACCTCTAAGTTCAGGGTTTTCTTGTTGTAGTTTTTGTCTACATCTTCTTATACTTTCTGCATTTGAAAGTTTACCCATTCCATACAAAGCTAAAAAGATATCGCTTTGATTACCAACCTTTTTTTCTTTTAATTCACTATCCCAAATGTTAGCTAACAACATATTATCGTTATCCCTTAACCAAGGCTTTTCTATTAATAAAGCTCTAACTTTGTCTATCTTTGTAGTTATTTTCATAATGATTTTGCTTCTTTAAGTGCGTTCATAATAGCTTTCTCTTGAGTGTTATTCATAGCGTACTTAGATACAGCTAACTCAACCTTTCCTACTTGACCTTGCTTGATTGCATCTAACATAGCAGTTTCAACTTCCTTAGTCATCTTACTTTGAGTAGGCTTCTTATCTCTAATACGAAGAGCATCGACTACATCACCAAAGGCTTTAACACCCTTCTCAACATATAAAGTAACTCTAACTCCTACCCAATCTTCTACTAAACCACTACCTGCAACTTTCTCTATTGCCTTAGCATTAGTTCGATTGAGTATCATAGGTTTATCCATCTCGTTGTAATACACAACAAAACAATCTTCCTTTCTTCCGTTCTGACCAGTTACCTTAGCCGAACCTACTCCTTTAATACTAACTACCATCTCTCGCTTTCCATCTAAGGAATAAGAACCTAGATAATCGTAGTTAAATTGTTTTTTCCAATGTCCATTCATAATCTTTACTTGTTTTAATTGTTAATAAGGTGGGGTGGTATAATTTCTTAAATAAACCATCTCCCAAAATGAAACTTTCACTATTCACGTTAGGATATACTAAGCTAATCCCATCATACGTTTGTATGCAACAGTAGTAATACAATCTATTATTTCAACAAAAGGTTTATCGCAATGAAACCTATCTGTAGTTTGACCATTCTCTAAAATTACATCATATCTAATTCTAGGTGGATTTCCTCCATCATATTCTTTTGGAAAAAAAGCAAAGTATATTTTTACATCATATATCTTTTGCTCGTTGTTTGCGTTCCAAGCCTCAATAAACATAGGTCGAATTGCCTTTGCTAATTGCTTTTCTGTTAAATCAATCATATCGTTTTGTTTTAAGTTTCAACAAATGTATAAAACTTATTTCGATTAAACAAGAACTAATTTGATTTTATTTAATTCGGATTGATTTATATAGCCCTGGATTTAAAATATTTTAAGTAGTACTTAAAAAAAATACTCCCTCCTATCGATAGGGGAGGGGTCGAAAAACGTATATAGAAAAGTGTATGTTAATTTGATAGGAGAGAGGTTGAATATTTTTATTTTTAAATTTTAGCTTTTAACATTTGTTAATAAGTTTGAAAAGTTTATATTTGTCTTATTATTAACTAAATAACTATAAATTATGACACTAAGATTCGGGAAATTTAAAGGACAAGAATTTACTAACACGCCAGAATGGTATCAAGAATGGTTGCTTAAACAATATTGGTTTAAAGCGCCTAAAAAAGATTTAAAGCCATTACATCATCAATTAAATGGCTGGGATGGACACTCAAGTAGAGGACAAGCAATTTATGACGCTATTTTTGAACACGAAAAAAACGAAATGATTGTTAAAGGCTTGGAATGTAAATGTGGGCTGCCAAAATGCAAAGAAGATGAATATTGTGAGGGAGATTATTGTTCAATCGAGGGTTAATCCCTTTTAATTTAAAAAACAACTAGAAAACTTAAACAACTAGAAATTATGAAAAAAGTAAAAGTCCAATCATTAACAAGTCCTAGAACAGGCAACCCAGTTGCAAATCAATTTACTATTGAAGAAAAGACAAAAGGCAAAAGTATTTTAACCTTTCAAAGCTATAATACTATAATCTGTAAGTTGATAAGCACAAATAAAAAAAATACTATTATTTTGGATATTGACGCATTAAATTATAGCCGTACAACGTCAAAATATTTGTATTCTTTTTTAGATTCTTTTAGTCATCTAAATTACGGAATTAGAAAAAAAGAAATTTTAAAAGCTATTAAGAACAAAGAAATACAAACTAAAAATTTAAACTAATTATGAAAACAACAAACCACTTAAAAAGCTTAGCTTATACAATAGCCGACAACGAAACAAAAGAACATTTAAATTTTTATCGTTTGCACTTGCCCCACGCATACGACAGAGAAAAAAAGCCAGAACAAAAGGAGGCTTATTTTCATAGTTCTTATAATTATATTTTACAAGAACTTACAAGAATAAAAAA